ACCCAAGAAAAAGGAGTGGATTGAAGACTATTTCCTTCAATTATGCGCCTATGCTGCCGCACATAATGAAGTCCACGGTACTGATATCAAACAAGGTGCTATCCTCATGGCTGTAGCACCAAAAGAACTAGAACCTGGGTTGTTTGAACAAGCTGAATTCCAAACTTGGACTCTGAGCGGTAATGAATGGACGATCTGGATGGACCGTTGGTTTGATAGAGTTGAGCAGTATTATAAGTTAGCATAAATACTAGATACAAAGTAAGGTGACAACATGGCTGTAATACAAGTATCTTTAATTCAAGTACGTAGCGGTTTAAATGAAAATCTTCCATCATTGGCCACAGGTGAATTTGGCTGGTCGATCGATACCCAACAACTATACATTGGTAATGGTACAGCCGCAGAAGGCAGTCCAAATCCTGGCGGTGTCACTGAAATCCTTACAGTTTATAGCAGTAATTCTCTAGCATTAACTGTTGCTGAATTAGAAGCCAATGTAGCTAACCTAGTAGCCAATGTAGCTACACTACAATCAGAAGTGGGAGATTTCCAACTTACACTAGCTGATAATCAGGCTACAGTAACCAACACCGCAGTACAACTTAGTTCGTTGACTACTAGGACTATTGATTATAATATCATCCGTGGAACAGCAGCCAGAGTTGGTACTATCAAAGTATCAACATACAATGGCACAGTGGTTTATGAAGATGACTACAGTGAAACATCTACTACAGGTATCAATCTCAGTTTCACTACATCCAGCACTACAGCTAACCTAGCCTATACCAGTACCAACACAGGTGCTGCGGCTACACTAACTTACTATCTAAAAGCGTACACTTAAAATGTGGGAAAATTTTTGGAATCTGCGAGTTAATGATAGACTAGCGCAGTGGAAGGATTTTCGCCGCGGATTAGACAGCTTGCCAATTGATGCTGCTGTAGAACAGGTTAATCAATTTTGGAGTCGTGCTCCTGGCATTGGCTATTATTTGGCTCCTGACAACACAGCAGATTGGCCAGATCCCTGGACATTATTGGCTGAAAATTATTACTGTGACGTTGCAAAAGCCCTAGGAATAGTTTATACTATATACTTTACTAGCCATAAGAATTTAAACCCAGAAATAAGAGTATATTATGACTATCAAACCAAAGAACGCAGTAATGTAGCTTGGTTAGCGGATGGAAAATATATTCTTAATTTCTATCCTTTTGCGATAGTAAATACAGTTGAAGTAGAGAAAATGCAGTTGCAATTACTGTATCAATATTCAAGTACAGATTTAGCTTTAGAAAAATATTAAAAATAAGAGGCACTCAAGTTGAGCACAATTCAAGTCAAAAAACGCAGTGGGCAGGTCGTTCCACTGGATTTAACCAAATGGCAAGCGCAGGTAAGCAAAGTATGTAGTGGCATAGCTGACGTCAGCCAATCAATGATTGAAATCAAAGCCCAACCACACTTCTACGATGGTATCAGCACACGCGAAATTGACGAAATTACCTTACGTGCTATAGTTGACTTGATTGATGTAGAACACGAGCCTGATGTAGGACATGTCAACTATCAATATGTAGCAGGTAAACAAAGACTGTCAATGCTACGCAAAGATGTCTATGGTGACTATAACGTTCCGCATTTATATGAAATCGTAAAAACTAATGTAGCCACAGGTCTATATACAGCTGACTTATTAAGTTGGTATACAGAAGATGAGTGGAACAAGATGAATGACTTGATCGATCATGAAAAAGATGAAAGTTATTCATATGCGGCCATTGAACAGCTGATTGAAAAATATCTAGTTAAGAATCGTGCGACAAAAGAAATTTACGAAACACCACAAGTTCGTTATATGGTTGCGGCTGCCACAGTATTCCACGCAGAGAATCCTCAACAAAGATTAAAATATATTAAAGATTACTACGCCTGTGCTAGCGATGGCTTGTTTACATTAGCTACTCCGGTCCTCGCTGGCCTAGGCACCCCTACAAAACAATTCAGTTCATGCGTGCTGATCAAATCAGACGATGACCTAGACAGTATTTTTGCTTCAGGTGAGATGATGGCCAAGTATGCCAGTAAGCGAGCTGGCATTGGCTTAGAGATAGGTCGTTTGCGCCCATTGGGTAGTCCTATACGAGGCGGGGAAATCATGCACACAGGCATGATCCCCTTCCTTAAGAAATGGTTTGGTGATTTACGTTCATGTTCACAAGGAGGTATCCGTAATGCTAGTGCTACTGTGTTCTATCCTATTTGGCATCATCAGTTTGATGACTTGATCGTATTAAAGAATAACCAAGGTACAGAAGAAACACGTGTACGTCACATGGACTATGGTGTCGTGCTTAATGCCATGTTCTGGCGCAGATTCCGTAACAAAGAAATGATCACTTTCTTTGATCCCAATGAAGTGCCAGATTTATATGAAGCATTTTATAAAGATACGAAATTATTTGAAGAATTGTATGAAAAATATGAAAAGCGCAAGGACTTACGTAAGAAAGTTCTTTCAGCTGAAGAAGTATTTAAAGGTGGGATACTAAAGGAGAGAACTGATACTGGACGCATCTATCTTGTGTTCATTGACAATGTAATGAACCAAGGACCATTTGATCCAGAATACCACACTATCTATCAGTCAAACTTATGCTGTGAAATCCTATTACCCACTCGTCCTTTCAAGCGTCTTGATGATGCTAATGGTCGTATTGCGCTATGTACTCTCGGCTCCATTAACTGGGGTGCGTTCCGTAATCCTGAGGACATGCGCCGCGCTTGTCGTATCTTACAGCGCAGTCTATGTAATATACTTGATTATCAAGATTTCTTGAGCATACAGAGTAAACTCAGCAATGACGAAATCAGTCCATTAGGCATTGGTGTTACTAATCTCGCCTACTGGCATGCTAAACGTGGATATCAATATGGTACTCCTGACGCACTCCAAGATGTGAAAACATGGATGGAACATCAGGCATTCTTCTTAACTGAAGCCACAGTTGAATTGGCTAAAGAACGTGGTGCTTGTACACAAAGCCATCTTACACGTTATGGCCAAGGTGAATTCCCTTGGGAACATCGTGCCAAGGGTGTAAACAAACTAGCAGATTTTACTCCAACACGTGAACTGGATTGGGAACAGTTACGCAGTGACATGAGATCATATGGTGTGCGTAATGCTACACTTATGGCTATCGCTCCTGTAGAATCTAGTTCAGTTGTTATCAACAGTACCAATGGTATTGAAATGCCAATGAGTTTGATTTCAGTTAAAGAATCAAAAGCAGGATCATTCATACAAGTAGTACCAGAATATAATAAGTTAAAAGGCAAGTATCAATTGATGTGGGAACAAAAAGACTGTGACGCATATTTAAAAACTGCGGCAGTGTTGGCAGCTTATGTAGATCAAAGTATTTCAACAAATACTTTCTACAATCCAGCACACTTCCCAGATCGTAAAGTTCCAACCACACTGATCGCTAAAAACTTGATGCAGGCCCATGCATGGGGGATTAAAAGTTTTTATTATAGCCTTGTGAATAAACAAGGCTCTAAAGCAGTAGATGAGGAACCTAAAGAAGAAAAGATTGAAGAAGTTGTTATTGAATTAGAAGATGAAGATTGTGAGGCATGTAAACTATGAGTAAGGCACAGTATAACCTAAACACCAAGACAGATTATCTTAATCGTAAGATGTTCTTAGATCCTGCTGGCCCTGTAACCGTACAGAGGTTTGAGGAGGTAAAATACAACAAACTACAAAAATTTGAAAGTACTGCAAGAGGATTTTTTTGGGTACCTGAAGAAATTTCTTTAACTAAAGATGCAAATGATTTTAAAGAAGCAAGTGATACTGTTAAACATATTTTCACTAGTAATTTATTAAGGCAGACTGCTCTGGATAGTTTGCAAGGTAGAGGACCTACACAAGTTTTTATACCTGTAGTAAGTATTCCAGAATTAGAAGCACTGATGTATAATTGGGGGTTTTTTGAAACAGCAATTCACTCTAAATCATACAGCCATATTATTCGCAATATCTACAACGTGCCAAAAGATGTATTCAACACCATCCATGACACAGAAGAAATTGTCAGTATGGCATCAACCATAGGCAACTACTATGATGCTCTACATCGTATCAACTGCAAGGTAGAGCTAGGAAACAAAGTAGATGAACAACAACATATTAAAGCCATATGGTTGGCACTAAACGCCAGTTACGGACTCGAGGCGTTCCGTTTCATGGTATCATTCGCTACAAGTCTAGCGATGGTTGAAAACAAGATCTTTATCGGCAACGGTAATATCATCAGCTTGATCTTACAAGATGAAGTTCTACATAAAGAATGGACTGCTTGGTTGATCAATCAAGTGGTTAAAGAAGATCCTCGTTTCGCTAAAGTTAAAGAAGAATGTGCTGCAGAAGTTTATGCTATGTATCAAGATGTCATCCGCGAAGAAAAGCAATGGGCAGAATATCTGTTTAAACTAGGTCCAGTCATTGGACTTAATGCTAATATCTTAAAAGAGTTTGTAGACTATACAGCAGTCAACGCATTAAAAGATATTGGTATCAAGTATCAGGAACCCGCACCTAAAACAACACCAATACCATGGTTTAATAAACACAGCGATACCAGCAAGAAACAAACAGCACTACAAGAAAATGAATCAACGAATTATGTAATCGGAGTCATGAGTGAAGGTGTTGACTACGATGAATTACCGGAATTATAAAATGTTAACAGTATATAGTAAAAATAATTGTCCGTTTTGTGAGAAAGCAAAACACTTATTAACAACTAAAGGTATAGAATTTAAAACAGTGATGATTGATGAAGTACCTGATGCACGTGAGTGGTTGATTGGTCAAGGACATCGTTCAGCACCACAGATCTACAAAGGTGATGAACTGTTCGTAGAAGGTGGCTATCAAGGTTTAGCAAGATTATCAGATGAAGAACTATTCAATAAACTAGGAGAATCAAGTGTTAGTAACTAACAAGTATGACAAGGATACAACAGTGAGTTTTAAATTAGTCAACGGTGATGAAATCGTTGCTAAGATTGTAGAAGAAACTGATGCTGCATATATCGTAAGTAAACCAACAACAGTCATGCCAAGCCAACAGGGCTTAGGATTGATACAGAGTTTGTTTACGACAGATTTAAATAAAAATATAACGTTAGACAAACATCATGTGATGATGCATGCACCTACAGTTAAAGATGTAGAGAATCATTACATTAAAACAACTACAGGAATTGAACCTGTAAGCAAAGGCGGAATTATTACCTAAGGTATAGAGTATGGCAGATGATATTATAGCAAGTGCTAAGGCGATGACAGTTGTCACTGAGGGACAGTATAACACCCTTGGGCAACCGGCAGCAAGTATAAGTCCTGCTACTCTAACGGCCATGGTTGGCATGGCCAAAGGTCAAGCATTGACTATTGCTCCTAGTGTTACCAGTGCCATGGCAAAACTACAAGCGGAAATATCTGCTAATACTGCCCTTGCACCTGCCGCAACAGTTGCTCTAAATAATTTAACTACTCAACAAAATAACATATTCAATCCTGGTGATCAGGGTGGCTTTGGCCAGCTATTGGGTAAAATCCATGGACATATCAACAATGCCACTGATATAACTAACGCAACAACATTCTTATCTAACAGTTCGTACAGTGACTTTGGTAGTGGTATCACTGACTTGGGTAGCATGGCTGATCATGGGCTGACGAATTCATTTGGTAGTTTAAAAGGTGCAGGTGCCGCAATGGCTTCAACTGGATCAATGTTCAATGGTGTGGATATTAAAAACTTTGGTACACCTACTGGTCTGGTGCAATCATTAAACAATAATAAATTAGGTAATGCTACAGGAGTTAATGCACTATTAGCACAGAATGGCGTACCGTTAAATGATTTAGATAATCCAGTATACACTGATCAAATAAATCAAGTGATGGGCAGCGTCAAAAATCCAGAAGCGATCAACACAGCTGCAGATCAATTTGGTATCACAGATCCATTTGGTGGATTGCCAAGCTATTCAGGATCTGACAGCAGTCTATACAACACACAAAATGTATTTGGTAGTTCAGCTACACCTCCAGTGGCGACTACGATCCCCACAGCTGGTACGAATACCTTTGGAGCACCAACTACTACAGGATTCCCAACAGCACAAG